ATGACCCACGACCTGAACAGCAAGAAGGCAAAAGCCGAGATCAAGGCAGCACTCGCCAAAGAGAAGGCGGCGAAGGCGCTTCAGGATGACAGCCCCCTGAAGACGCGGGAAGACCTGAAAGGCTTCTGGCGACAGTACCCGAAGGCCCGCGACCTATTCGGGCAGATCATGATTACGTGGCGCGGTTCGACCGCCCGCCGCCCCGGCGTAGCCGGATGCTGGGCCGCATATCCGTATTCATGGTGGAGCGAAAAGACCGGTCTTCCTATCGCGACCCTGAAGCGGCAACTGAACCTGCTTGAGAGCTATGGGCTTATTGAACGGCAGCGGGGACAGCATGGCGGAACACGCCCGCTGGCCTATATCCGGCCCACCGCTCTTGCGCTCGCCCTGTCCGATGGTCGCCCCGGCGACAGGTATCACCTTGGTCTGAAGGAAGCGGGCAAGGAAGAGAAGCCGGTGAAGCCCCTCACCAACGCGATTGCCACGATGCCGCCCCCAGCAAAACCGGAGGACGCCAGCCCGCAATCACTGGCCGAATTGATGGCAATCCTGAAGGGCTGAAAAGCTGGCGTTTTGAGCTAGTCGGTGAGCCAATGGGTGAGCTAATGGGTGAGCTAATGCATACACAGATACTTATGATTATTCACTTCGTTCATAATCAAAAGCATCTATCCGGCTTCGCCATCCATCATCCATCGCGTGCGCGATACTTTCCCGTTTCCGGGAAGAAGGTCGCTACGCTCCCGGACCTCCCTTCGGTCGGGGCCGGGGATACTCGCTTCGCTCGTCTTTCCCCTGGAAGGGAACCCACCCCCATAGCCCCCTCCCGTGCCCCGGTTCAAACCGCATACCACAGACCGCGCACCTTGATGACAGCCCAGAAAATGTGAGTAGATTGCATAGCCACGAAACACCGGGATCGTGGCATGTGGCCTTTCAGCAGATCGAAGACAGAGACGACGGCGGACGCCGCGCAGGAAACGCGCAGCCTTGCCGAGCCGACATTTGAGGACTTCGGCATCTTCGGCGTCATGCCGACCGCCGCAGGCGTCAACGTCTCCCCGGCATCGGCCACCCGCTGCACCGCAGTACGTGCCGCCGTCGCTGCCCTGTCAGAGCCGTGCGGCCATCTTCCGCTAGGCGTTTACCGGCGCGGGGCGAACGGCGCTCATGAGCCAGACCTGAACCATCCCGTCGCCCGCCTTCTGTCCGGGGCGGCAAACCCGTGGACCACCGCCCAGCAGTTCCGGGAACAGCTTGTCCGCGATGCCCTGCTTCATGGCGACGGCTTTGGATACATCGTCCGCGATGGCAACGGGACGCCCCGCGAGCTTCACCGGCTCAAGCCCGGTTCCGTGTCTCTCTCCGAAGACATGACCACGGCGGAACCCGTCTACCGTGTCAGCGCCCAGAACGGCGCAATCAACGGCATCGTTCCTCGCACCAACATCATCCATTTGCGGGGACCGCTTGCCGCCGATGGCATCCGGGGCGTGTCCCCGGTCCATGAAGCCCGCGAAGCCATCGCGCTCGCCCTTCAGCTTGAAGGCCACGCCTCCCGCCTCTTCGGCAAGGGCGCACGTCCTTCCGGCATCCTGACCTTCCCGCGCCCCCTGAAGCCCGAAGCCGCCCAGCGCGTCAATAAGGCGTTCACGTCCGCCCATAGCGGCGGCAACAGCGGCGGCGTGGCGATCATTGACGATGACGGCAAGTTTCAAGCCCTGACCCTGAACAGCGTGGACAGCCAGTTCCTGGAGCTTCGCCAGTTCGCGGTTGCCGAGATCGCACGCGCCTTCCGCGTCCCGCCGATCTTCATTCAGGACTTCGGGCGGGCCACATGGTCCAACTCTTCCGAAATGGGCCGCATGTTCCTGTCCTACAGCCTTGATCCGTGGTTGACCCGGATCGAAGGCGAGTTCGCCCTGAAGCTCCTGACCGACGAAGAGCGGGCCGAATACTTCATCGAACACGACACCGACGACATCACCGCCGCCGACACGTCCGCCCGTGCGACGGCCTACAGCCAGTTCAGGGCAGCGGGCGTCTACACCGCGAACGAACTTCGCCGCCTTGAGAACCTGCCCCCGATGGCAGGCGGCGACACGCTGGCAAACCCCTATGTGCAATCCGGGGGCGGCACCAATGAATGAGGCTCCCGCCTTCCGCACGTTCTTCGGGGACGCCGAACGCGACTTCCGCTTGCCCGCCGAGCTTGTGCTTGAGCTTGAGCGCGTCACCGGGGCGGGCATCGCCGGTCTTTATCGTCGTTTCGCCTCCCTCGACTTCCGCCATGCCGAGCTTTTGGCCGTGATCCGGCTGGGGCTTATCGGCGGGGGAGAGACGCCCCAGACCGCCGCCGATCTTGTCGCCGCCTATGTCACCCCGCGTCCAATCATGGAGGTTCTGCCCTTCGCTCTGGGGACGCTTGAAATGCGGCTCTTTGGAAAGGTCCAATCCGATGACGAATGATCTTGTGCAATTAATTGCACACGAAACCCGCGAAGCCGCCCACGGCGACACGCTGGATTGCATGGAAGTGCGCTTTGACAGCGCCGACGACGGCAGCATTGAAGGGCTGGCCGTTCGCTTTGGCGTCGTGGACAGCTACCGGACCAGCTTCGACCGCAACGCCTTCGCATGGGAAGGCCGGTCCCTTCCGCTTCTCTGGTCTCATGACCGCTCGCAGGTGCTTGGCAGCGTGCGCAGCATCACGACGGACGGCGAAGGCTTGCGCATCAAGGCCCGCCTGAACCTCGACGTGGCCCGCGCCCGCGAAGTCCGTTCCATGCTCGCCAATGGCGACATATCCGGCCTGTCCATCGGCTTTCAGCGCCTGAAGGACGAAGCCCGTTCTGGGGGCGTCCGCCATATCACGAAGGCCGCGCTTCGGGAGGTGAGCATTGTCGCCATCCCCGCCGTCCCCGGCTCCCGTGTCACGTCCGTTCGCTCTTCCGGGCCGGACCTGTCCGCCTTCCTTTCCGCTTCCCGTGCCGCATCCGCAACCCTGAAAGGCTAACCCATGAACACGCGCATCACCCTTGAGGACGTTGAAGTCCTTCCCCTCGAAACCCGCAGCGACCCTGACAACAGCGACCCGATGGCAGCGGCCACCGCCGCCGTGGAGGAAATCCGCTCCGCAGCGGACGAGTTCCGCACCCAGCACCAGAACGAGCTTCGCGCCGCGAATGATCGCATCGCCGCGCTGGAAACCCGGCTGAACCGCCCCGGCACCCAGCATGAACAGCGCAACGAACCGGCCATCGAACAGCGGGCGTTCATCAACTTCGCCCGTACCGGCGTGGAGCGCATGGAAGCGGAAGAAGTCCGCGCCCTCACGGTTTCGACCGACACGGCGGGCGGCTATCTCGCGCCGGAACAGTTCGTGGCCGAGCTGGACCGCAATCTGGTCCTCTTCTCCCCGATCCGTTCCGTTGCCCGCGTAACCCCGGCATCGGCGGGCGAAATCGTTCTCCCGAAGCGCACCGGCACCATGACGGCAAGCTGGGGCGGCGAGACCACCCCGGCGACGGCCACCCAGCCCGCCTATGGTCAGCAGAAAATCAACGTCTACGAACTGAAGTGCTACGTGGACGTGTCGAACACCCTTCTGGAAGATGCCGCGTTCAACCTCGAAGCCGAACTTGCCTTCGATTTCGCGGAAGAGTTCGGGCGTGCGGAAGGTGCCGCCTTCATCAACGGCGACGGCACCGGCAAGCCGAACGGCCTTCTGAACACGGCGGGCATCGAAACGCTGGACACGACCGGGGCCGACCTCACCGCCGACAACCTTATTGACGTGTTCCACGACCTTCCCGGCGCTTATGCTTCCCGCGCCGTCTGGGGCATGAACCGTTCCGTCATCGGCACCGTCCGCAAGCTGAAGAACGCCAACGGCGATTATCTCTGGCAGGACGCGCTTACGGCTGGCAACCCGCCGACCATCATGGGCCGTCCCGTCGTGGAGCTTCCCGACATGCCGGATTACCCGGCAGCGGACGCCGAAGCCCTCCCGATTGTCTTCGGGGACTTCAAGAGCGCCTTCCGCATCTTCGACCGCGTGAACCTGTCCGTTCTTCGCGACCCCTACAGCCAGCAGGTGAACGGCCTTGTCCGCTTCCATGCCCGTCGTCGTGTCGGCGGCGGCGTGACGAAGGCCGAAGCTCTTCGCCTTCTCAAGGTTGACCTGACCTAAGCAACCCAGCCCCTGAACAAGGAACCCAGATCATGGCAATCCATACCAATGCGAAGAGCCGCCTTTTCATCGGAGCGGCGAACAACACGATTTCCACCATCGACCAGTACGAGGCCGAAACGTGGCTGGAAATCAAGGAAGTCGAAGACATCGGGGAGTTCGGCGTTGAAGGCTCCGAACAGACCTTCATTTCGCTGGCAGACGGCTATGTCCGCAAGCTCAAGGGATCGCTCAATTCCGGCGCTCTTGAGGTTGTCGTGGGCCGTGACCCCAGCGACGAAGGACAGAACCGCGCCCGTGCAGCGGCGGGCGACTGGTTCAAGTATCCGTTCAAGGTGGAGCTGAACGACCGCCCGACGCCGACCGGCGAAAACACGGTCTATTACTTCCGCGCCCCGGTCATGTCCGCGAAGTCGAATTACGGCAACGCCGACAACATCGTGCGCACCACCTTCGCCCTGTCCATCGACGGCGAAATTCTCGAAATCCCGGCAGCACCGACCGTCACCATGTCCCCGGCAGCGGGCATGCTCACGGCAGGCACCGAAGGCGAGGAATACACCGCGTCCGTCACGGCATCGGGCGGCATCGGCACCGTGTCCTATGCGGTCACGGCTGGCGACCTTCCGGACGGCCTGTCCCTGAACGAAACGACCGGTGAAATCAGCGGCACGCCGCCCACGGCTGGCACGTCGAATTTCACGATCACGGCGACCTATACCGGTTCGGGCACCGCGTCCGCCGAATACAGCATCACCGTATCGGCGTAATCCATGGCGAAGCTGGCAGACGCGATCACTGTCAGCATCGGGGGCGAGGCTATCGAGCTTCGCCCCTCTCTTCGCTTTGCCATCCGCATAGAACGTCGCCCCGGTTCCTTCGCCGGTCTTCTCCGGGAGATCATGGACGGCAGCTTGACGGCGACGTGCGAGATCATCCGCGATCACGCCGACATTCCCATGCTGGAAACGCGCATTCTCGACAATGGGCTTGATGCCCTTCGCGAACCCCTTGTCCGGTATGTGCTCGCCCTCACGGGCATGGACGAACCCGAAGCCGCCAATGACAACGGCAGCAAGGCCAAGGGCAAATCCCAGCCGTTCAGCGAATACCTGTCCGGTCTCTACAAGATCGGCACCGGCTGGCTGGGCTGGACGCCGCAAGACACACTCAACGCCACCCCCGCCGAAATCATGCTCGCCCACGATGGCCGCATGTCCATGCTCAAAGCCATCTTCGGCGGCACCGACGACAAGACCGACAAACCGCAATCCGACATCAGCCTGGACGAAAAATTCAGGGGCGTTTTCGGCGGCTTTGGCACCAAAATCGTGCAAAGGAGGGCATAGGCATGGCCGGTTCCACCGATTGGGCCAAGTTGCTTGAAGACCTCCGGCAAGAGCATGGGATTTCCCAACGCGCTCTCTGCGAGGGGGCGAACATCTGGCGCGGCACCTATCGCCGTTTCAGGCGCGGTTCCGCCCGCCTTACAATCGCACAGCTTGAGCGCCTGCTTGGCGTGCTTGGCTATGAACTGGACGCGATGATGATCGTTGGCCGGGACAAGGGGGCATGAACCATGCCCTACGCCGCACCGTCCATCCGCGCATGTGGTTGCATCGTTGCATCCGGCGACCGTTGCCCGCACATGACCCAGCGGGATCGTGAGCGCAAAGCACGCCATGACGCCCAGCGACCGACCGCACGCGAACGCGGCTATGACAGCAAGTGGGACAAGGAACGTGCGGCCTACCTGAAGGCGCACCCCCGTTGCGTCATGTGCGGCGCTCCCGCGACCATCGTTCACCACAAGACCCCGCACCGTGGCGACCGCAAGCTCTTCTGGCAGCGGTCCAATTGGTCCCCCGTCTGCAAACCCTGTCACGACGGGCCGTTGCAATCCATGGAGAAGCGCCGATGAGCAACGCAAGGCTCTACTACTTCAGAGGCAAGCGCATGACCCGTGCGGACGTGGCCATGCTTACGGGATTGTCGCCCAGCGCCATCACGCTTCGCATCAATGGCGAAGTGATCGAAGATCGCCCGTTTGTGCCGAGGAACCACCGACGCGACGGCACGGCCAAGCGATACCAGTTCCGGGGCGAGATGCGGACGGTGAAGGAGATCGCAGCAATCACCGGCCTTGCCGTGCCTACGGTCTATGGACGCATGTGCGGGGACACCTTCCTTGAGCATGATGACGCTCGCCCCCTCTATGACTTCGCAACGAACAGCGTGCCCGTGTTCCATCGCGGCGAGACCATGAGCATCAGCGCATGGGCAAGGAAGCTGGGCATCCCCGTGGCAACCCTGCAATGGCGGTTGACCTATGGCTGGTCCGTCAAGCGTGCCCTGTCTGAACCCGTCATGCCTCCCAATGCCCGCAAACGCTACCAGCGCAATGCCGAGATCATCGCCCGGATGCTGGCAGGCATCCACGCCCCAGCCCGGACAGGCACCGCCACCATCGCCAAGACCACCGGGGGGTATGTCGAGAATTTCACCGATGCCACGGGGACCGGCGTGGGGAGGCACGAAACTCAATTTGAAGGGACATCGGCATGAGCATCATCACCGTTGCCGACGCCAAGGCGCATCTGAACATCACCACCGACGCCGACGACACCTTGCTTGAAGGGAAGATCGAAGCCGCCGAAGCCTTCATTGACGGATGGTTGCCGGAAGACGGGAAGCTGGCGGACATGACGACGGTTCCCGGCGACCTGAAGGAAGCCATCCGGCAGCTTGTCGGGCACCTCTATGAAAACCGGGAGGCGTCCCTTGTCGGGATCAGCGCCGAAGAGCTTCCGCTGGGCTTTTGGGACGTGGTTTCGCAGTACCGGGAATGGAGCTTCTGACATGAGCGCCCAGACCCGCAGATTGCAGAAGCGCTTGAAGGCTATCCCCCGCGCCGTGAAACAGGCCGTCGTGCCTGCCCTCATGACATCGGGCAATGAGCTTGCCGACCGCATGCGCACCCTTGCACCGGAAGACACCGGGGCTCTGAAGGACAGCATCACCGTGACGCCACCGGGCGGCACCACGCCACCGTATTCCCAGCCGGGAGGCTCCCGAACGGCAGGCGAAACGCAAGTGCTGGTGACCGCTGGCAACGATGACGTGCGTTATCCGCACCTTGTCGAATACGGCACCGAGGAAGCCGCCGCCCAGCCGTATTTCTGGCCTGCCTACAGGCTCACGAAAAAGCGTGCCGCGAACCGCATCAAACGGGCCGTCCGCAAGGCCGTGAGGGGGGCGAAATGACCGAACCCAGCCTTTCCATGCAAGCCGCCATCCGCGCCCGCCTTGTGGCAACGTCCGCCGTGACCTCCCTTGTCCCGGCAACGAACATCATGGACCGGAACAAGACCCCGGAAGTCTTTCCGTGCATCCTGATAGGCGAAGGGCAGACGGTTCCCGACGAAGGGCTTGCCCGTCGCCGTCATCATGTCTTCTCGGACCTGCATATCTGGGCGACAGAACCCGGCCTTGTCGTCTCGAAGCAGATCGCCGGAGCCGTCCGCGATGCCCTTGCCGATACCTTCTGGAACGTCACTGGCCTGCACGTTGCGGACCTTCACATTGCGTCTTCCCGGTTCATCCGTGATCCGGGCGGATTGCGCAGTCACGGCATTGTCACGCTTCAGGCGTCGGTTTCGGAGGTGGCACCATGAGGGCCGGGAAGCTCGACAAGACTATCACCATTCAGCGGTTCACCACGACCGTGGACGAATACGGGACGCCCGTTGAAACGTGGACGGACCTTGCCACCGTCCGCGCCCAGATCATTCAGGCCACCACGGAAGAGTTCATGAAGGGCTGGGGCGCGTCCACCGAAGCCGCCACGATCTTCCGCGTTCGTCACATGGACGGCATCACGCCCGCCGACCGCGTGACCTATCTGGGCCGCGCCTTCGACCTGAAGGAGATCAAGGAACTTGGACGCCGTGAAGGGCTGGACCTTCGATGCGTGGCGACGGGGGGCGATTGATCCATGCCCATAGTCATCCGCAAGAAGCCGAAGAACCCTTTCCCGGAAATCCCTGACCCGCTGGGGTACGGGCAACGGGCCGTCGATTTCATCCGCAGCCTGAAGCATCCGCTTTCCACGCGCCCGGATAATGCCTTCCCGCTCGACCCGTGGGCGGAAAAGATCATCCGGCAGATTTACGGTCCCCGGCACCCGGACGGTTCCCGCGTCGTCAAGACCGCCGTGCTTCTGGTCCCGCGTGGCAATCGGAAAACCACGCTCACGGGGGCCATCACGCTCTTGCACGCGAAGGGACCGGAACGCCGCCCCGGTGCGCAGCTTGTGTCCGTCGCCGTGGACAAGAAACAGGCCAAGGGCGTCTTCAAAGAAGTCGCGGGCATGATCGATGGCGATTATGCGTTCGCCCCGAACATCGGCAACAGCGCCAAGACCGTGGACGAAGCCCGTGGCGCGAAGATCAGGGACTATGTGTCCAAGATCATGTTTCCGGGCGGGATCGAATACGAAGCCCTTGCCAGCGATGCGGGGACGGCGCAGGGCCGCACGCCCAGCCTGATTATTGCCGACGAAATCCATGCCTGGCTGAAGCGTGACCCCCGCGAGCTATGGGGCGCGATGCGTGCCGGTGCGGCGAAGGTCGCAAATTCCCTGACCGTCATCACCACCACGGCGGGAGCGGGGCAGGAAAATCTTGCCTTCGACGTGATCGATTATGCCCGCAAGGTTGCCCGTGGCGAAATCCACGACCCGGCGACATTGCCAATTCTGTTTGAGGCTCCCCGCGATGCCGATTGGAAGGATGAGACCGTATGGCACGCCGTCAATCCGGGGCTGAAACACGGCTATCCCGATCTTGAAGGACTACGCCAGATGGCACGGGAAGCCGAGCATAAGCCTTCCGAACGGTCCATTTTCCAGCGGTATCATCTCAACATCTGGCAGGACCATTCGTCCGACCCGTTCGTTGACATGGCCGTGTACGATCAGGGGGCAAAGTCCTTCGACCTGTCCGACCTTGAACGCGAACCGTGCTGGCTTGCCGTTGACCTTTCCAGCAACAGCGACCTGACCGTGATCATCGCCGCGTGGCAGGACGGCGAAGACGGCTATATCGTTCACCCGTGGTTCTTCTGCCCCCGCGACAACCTGCACCGGAAAGCTGACCGGGACGGCGTGCCTTATCCGCTCTGGGCGGAAGAAGGTTACATCGAACCGACCCCCGGCAATGTCGTGGACTTCCGCGCCGTGGAAGACACCATCCGCGATCTTTGCGAACGCTTCGACGTGCGGGAAATCGCCTTCGACCCGCATCTTGCCCGCAACATGATGAACACCCTTCGGGAGGATGGCTATCCCGCAATCGAGATGCGGCAAGGTTGGGTGACGATGGCACCGGCCATCAAGGAACTGGAACGCGCCATCGTGGCGGGCCGGTTCACCCATGGCGGGCATCCCGTGTTGCGCTGGAACTTCGACAACATCGCCGTCGAAACCGACAAGGCCGGGAACAAGGCATTCCACAAGGGCAAGTCCCGCGATCGCATAGACGGGGCCGTTGCCGCCGCGATGGCGGTTGCGCGTGCTTCGACCGGCGAAGGCGGCGGACGCTCATTCTATGAAAACGACGACTGGGCGGATTACGCCGTCATCAATTGCTAGGAGGCCCAGACATGGCCGGTGAAACAGAACAGCTTGTCGTCGCTCTTGAAGCCCGTATCCGGGATTTCGAGCGCAATTTCCAACGTGCCAGCCGCACGGCGGATCGTCAGTTCAGCGGCATTGAACGGCGGGCGCAACGCGCTTCCCGTGAGCTTGAAAGCTCCCTTCGCTCTTCCACCGCCAACATCAACAGGATGCTGGGGGCCGTAGGCGTCGGCGTGAGCTTCAACGAAATCCGCCGCTTTGCGGATGCGTGGACCGAAGCCGGAAACAAGGTCCGGGCCGCAGCGGCATCGACGGGCGTTCAGGTCCGGTCCCTTCAGGAATTGAAGCGGGGCGCGAACGATGCCCGGACCTCTCTTGAAGATTATGCCGATCTTTACGCCCGCCTGACCCGTTCGGCGGCTGGCGTGGCGAAGACCGAGGAAGACATTGCCAGCGCCACCAACATCGTGGCGAAGTCCTTCAAGGCCGGGGGCGCATCCGCCGCCGAACAAGCATCCGGCATCCTTCAGCTTGGACAGGCGCTAGGTTCGGGCGTCCTTCAGGGCGATGAATTGCGCTCCCTTCGCGAGAACGCCCCCGTGCTTGCGCAGGCCATCGCGGATGAGTTCGGCGTGACCATCGCACAGTTGAAGAAGCTGGGCGAAGAGGGGAAGCTGACTTCTGACCGCGTGTTTCAGGCCATCCTCAACGCGCAAGCCAATGTGGAAAAGCAGTTCGCGGCCACCAATGCCACGATTGGCGACAGCTTCACCCGGCTCCGCAACGAGTTCACGGCCTACATCGGCAGCTTGAACGATGCCCATGGCATCACGGCCACGCTGGGCAGCGGCATGAACTTCCTTGCCGACAACATCGGTTCCGTGACCGATGGCGCGGCGGCAGCGGCGGCGGTTTTGCTTGGCCGGTTCGTACCCAGCCTTGCCCGTGTCGCCCTTGCGCAAGCCGCCGTGGTCACAACGAACCCTTGGCTTTTGCTCGCCACCGTGATCGGCGGGGCGGCGGTTGCCCTGTCCGCCTTCGGGGATAAAATCCACCCTATTCAGGGCGAGCTTGCCACGCTTCAGGATTATGCCGCCATCGCATGGGAAGACATCAAGGCCGGGGCATCGGAAGCCGCCAGCATTGCGGGCGATGCCTTCATGTCCGCCGTGAACTTCATCGCGGATGCGCTGGGCGGCGCTGAAATCAGCGTGGCTGATCTTGCCGACTTCGCCAAGCAGGCCGCGAACAACATCATCAACGCCTTTGTGCTGGTCTATGACACCCTTGTCGTGACCTTTACGAAGCTCCCGCAGGCCGTCGCGGAAGCCGTCCTGAACGCCATCAACGGCATGATTGGCCTTGTGGAAAGCGGCCTGAATACCGTCGTGGCGGGCGTGAATGCCGCCGTCAACGCCATCAACAGCGTAGGCGAAAGCGTCGGCGTGACGCTGGGGGCCGTGGGGGAAGTCACCCTTGGCAGGATTGCCAACGGTTATGCCGGGGCTGGCGAAGAGGCAGGCCGTGCCTATCTGGACGCGCTCCGCAAGGTGACGCGGGACCGCGTGGGCGAAGCCCTTGGATCGATGCGCGACCGGGCGAACGAACGTGCCGCCCAGCGTGAGGCCGAACAGGCGGAAAAAGACCGGCAGGCCGAAGAGCGGAAGAACGCCGCCATCCCCGGCAGCGACAAAACCACGTCCGCCGACGCGACGAAGGCCAATGCCTTTGAAAAGGAAATCGCGGGCATTCAGAAGCGTATCGCTACGCTGAAGGCTGAAACCGACGTGCGCCGCACTGTCACCGGCACCCTTGAGGAACAGCGGGCGGCAATCGAACGCGCCCGCATGGTGCAAGAGCTTCTGAACAGTGCGCAGGAAGCGGGCGTCGAAATCACCGACGACGTGCGCAGCAAGATTGCCAGCATCGCGGACGCCTACAGCGCAGCGGCGGAAGAAGCCCGCAATCTTGCCAAATCGCAGCAAGAAGCCGCCCAGAAGGCCGAAGAGCTGGAGAACGCCAGCAAGGACGCCTTCAAGGGCTTCATCACCGATCTTGTGAACGCGAAATCCCCAGCCGAAGCCCTGCTAGGCGCGTTGAACAAGCTGTCCTCCAAGCTCTTGGACATGGCCCTTGATGCCATCTGGGAACGTATTTTCGGGCCGTCCCGTGGCGACAACATCTTTTCGTCCTGGGGGAAGGGTTTGGCGACCCCGGCACCGGCAGCATCGCCCGTGCAATTAATTGCACAAAACGACACCCAGCCGCTTGCCACCACCCAGCCCGCCGAGTTGAAGACAGTGGCAGATACCCCGCTTCGTGGCACGTTGGGGCTGGGCACGAAGGCCGTTCCCGCCATCGGCGGCGATCTTCGCGGCTCCCACGATCCGTTCGCCACGGCCACCGAAAGCGCGGCCAACACCTTCGCCAAACAGATCACCCTGACACCGCAGGAAATCACCGACCTCAAGAAGACCCTCATGACAGAATGGGTGACTTCGCAGGGCGATGCACAGGGCAAGGGGATCATTGACACCATCTTGAACCGCCGCGCTTCCGGGAAGTGGGGCGACAGCGTGACGGACGTGGTGAACGCCCGCAAGCAGTTCTCCGACGTGAACGGTCCCCCGGCTTGGAAGCATGGCCGCAGGTCCGTTGATGACCTGTCCGTCAACGATCCGCGTTATGCCCGTGCATCTCGCCTTGTGGACGAATACCTGCCCCAGCGTGCGGCGGGCACCCCGTCCATCGTGGGCGATCATCTGAACTATGCGAACCGGGCGGCATCGACCCCGAACAACTTCGGCTGGATTGACAAGCTGGACGGGCCGAAGCTGGGGGCGCATCGCCACGGCACCACGGCAGACCTTCAGCGGTTCCGCCCCGGCGAATACGGGATCAACCTTCCGGGGCAGTCCATGCTTGCCGGGACACCTGACCCCATGACCACCGGCAGCATCGCCCAGCAGCAGCTTGCCGCCCAGCAGGAACAGATTGTTCAGCAGCAGATTGAGGCCCAGCGCTGCCTTCAGCAGCAAATGCGGGCGACCGCCACCAGCACGACCGCGATGCAGCAGCCGCTTCAGGGCATCGGCATGGCGGCAACGCAGGCCGTCCCCCAGATTGGCGGCATGGCGCAGGGCGTCACCGGCCTGATAGGTCCGCTATCGCAGGCCGTGCCGGGGCTGGGGCAGTTCGGAGGGGCAATCCAGCAGTTGCTTTCGCAGCTTTTGTCTTCGTCCATGGGCGGCGGCGCTGGCCTGCTTGGCGGGCTTCTGGGCTTTGCGGATGGCGGGGCCGTCTCCGGGCCGGGGACAAGCACAAGTGACAGCATCCCCGCCATGCTGTCAGATGGTGAGTTCGTCGTGAACGCCCGTTCCACCCGGAAGCACCGCGCCGTGCTCGAAGCAATCAACGCGGGGAAAGCTCCGGCCTTCGCGGCGGGCGGCTTCGCCAGCCGGAACGCCTTCAGCAGTTCCAGCACCTATGCGCCGTCTCTGGCGATCAACATGCAGGGCAGCAGCGGCAACCCGAAACAGGACGCCCGGTTCGCCCAGCAAGTCGCAACTGCCGTGGACGCCGCCCTTCAGAAGCCGGACGGCTTCAGGCGCACCGAAGGCCAGAATCTCGCCCAGCTTGCCGGAGACCTACGCGGGGCCGGGGGCCGGAATAGCTGACTTGACACTATCCTGATGCCCCGACATCAACATGGTGGGCGAATAAAGAACGGGGCATTCATGCAAATTGTGGAAATGAAGGATAGGTCTTTGTCGGCGCTCTTCTCGCTAATCGAGAGCCAGCCGGGAGACTATCGTCATATTTTTAGGGGGCAGTGCAACGCCGAATGGGGACTTGTTCCTTCACTCTATCGCGTTCAGAACCCGGCCATTGGCGGCGGAACCTTGGAGCAAAACTACGATTATTTTGAAACCGCGTGGGTGCAACGCTTTTTCGATGAGGGGCTTCCCTATCTGCCTACGCTACCCCGAAGCTATTCTAATGACCGGATACTGGCGCAGCATTTTGGAGTGCCGACTAGGTTCATGGATTGGAGCCGTGACCCCTTGGTGGCTGCATTTTTTGCTACCGAAGATCAATCTGACGCTGATGCTGCAATCTTCATGATTTTACCCGACGCGCACTATCTTCCCGAACAGGTGAAAACGCTCGGACCTCACAAGGCAATTTCAGTAACGCCGCCCGCCATTGACCGGCGCATACCGGCCCAGAAGTCCATGTTCACATTCCATCCGTACGGCGAGCCTACCGCACCCTTTGTTCCGTTAGATCAAAGGCCTGATATGGGGAACCGGATCACCACCACAACAGGAATTGCACGTGGCTTCGCCAAGATTGTTATTCCTATGAGGATCAAGCGTCATTTGCACGGAACGCTTTTGAGTATGGGCTATGACCGCAGAAACCTGTTTCCGGGTCTGGACGGCGTTGGGGCCGACATTGGGGCACGAGCAAGAAGCGGTTCAATGCCGCACTAATTTGCCAGAATTGCAATTAATTGCACCGATAAAATTTTATGGATCGGGGAGAACCTTCAGCAAATTCTCTCCGATTTCCACAACCGTCGCCATGTCGCAGATCATCTGGCCGTGGACCGTCACCGGGCGGGCACTCTCACCATATGAGTGCATCATCACCGGCTTGAAAGTCCCGAGCGCCCGTTGCTTCGCCATCAACGCGCCCCAAAGTTCAAAGTCGCGTTCCCGAATGGCTTTGCCGATTTCATCCTCTATGCGCCGATACTCTTCAGCGTCTTTTTCATTCAGCGTGGCCGGTGGAATATAGACGGGGATGCGGTGCGACACCGCGTGCCTGTAGTTCTCCAGATACTCAAACCATGGATCACATTTTATCAGATAGTCACGCATATCATCCGGCAGGCTTTCCCGCACGCGGACGTTCTTCGGCCTGAACCCGATCAT